AAAGCAAACCGGAAATGTTACAATCTACAAACCGACCAAGATTACTCAACCGCTTAATCTTCAAGGTATACCAATCTGTGCTGACGAGAATGACGCGAGTGCTTCAGGATTACAAGCGGGTGATGTTTATAGGACATCAACTGGAGAGTTAAGAATAAAGCTCCCGTAACCTTATAAATAGAATAAAGGATTTAAATGGCAAAACCAACTAGCAGAGCTACATTAATTGATTATTGTTTACGGAACCTCGGAGCTCCTGTAATTGAAATTAATGTAGATGAAGACCAACTTGATGATAGAGTTGATGATGCTATTCAGTATTATCAAGAATATCACGGAGATGCAGTTGTACGTAGTATTCGTAAACACAAAATTACAGACTCATCTTTAATGGTTGATTCAACCACTGGATTTAAAGTTGGCGAAACAATAACAGGTGGTACTTCTGGCGCAACTGCAAAAATTGCTGAAGTAACAGATTCAACCACTATTCGATATAAAAATGTTGATGTTGTTAATACATCATTTACAACCGAAGTAATTACTGGAAGCGCTTCAAGCTCAACTGCAACTATCGCATCCGTTACTAAAGGTGATATAGAAAACAAATATATCGATATACCAAACACTTTTCTTTCTGTCAATAATGTTTTTGATATTGTAACTCAGGGTTCATCTTCTAATATGTTCTCGGTAGACTATCAATTACATTTAAATGATATATTTGATTTGGGTGGACCTTATGGCGGTGGATTAGTTAACTATGAAATCACAAAACAATATATGTCTCTTATTCAAAGAAACATTAATGGTGTATTTGAAAAAATAGAATATACACGTCATAAGAATCGAGTAAATTTCCATAGTGATGAAACATTAACCAATTTAGGAAAAGATAAGTACATTATTTTTGATGGCTATGAAGTAGTCGACCCAGATACTTTTGCTGATGTATATAATGATAGATTTTTAAAAAGATATACAACTGCTTTAATTAAAAGACAATGGGGTTTAAACCTTATAAAATTTGAAGGCATGCAACTACCAGGTGGTGTTACATTAAATGGCCGACAAATTTTTGACGACGCGAAAGAAGAAATCGATAAACTAGAAGAGGAAATGATTCTCGCCCACGAGATGCCTCCTCACTTTGTTATAGGTTAAATATGTTATGCCAAGAAATGTATACTTTAGTCAAGGGACAACAGGAGAGCAAAATCTCTACGAAGACATTACCATAGAAGGTTTAAAAATCTATGGGCATGATGCTTATTATATTCCTCGCAAGATAGTCAACGAAGACTCTATTTTCAACGAAGACCAATTGAGTTCATTTGGTTCTTCATATATGATTGAAGCATATGTTGCTAATGTAGATGGTTATGAAGGTGAAGGTGATTTACTTTCTAAGTTTGGTCTTGAAATCAAAGACCAAGTAACACTGGTTATCGCAAATCGTCGATGGGAACAATTAGTAGGTCGCCACGTTGCAAGTGATACTGATTTAGATAGGTCTGTTACTCGAAGGCCGATGGAAGGTGACCTAGTATATCTTCCTTTTGCAAAAGGTTTATTTGAAATTACTTTTGTTGAAGCCGAAGACCCCTTTTATCAATTACAAAATCTTCCAACGTTCCAACTAAAATGTGAGCTCTTTAAATATAGTGGAGAAGATATCGACACTGGAGTGGATATAATTGATACATATGAAACTCAATTTGCAGATAGACAAAGATTGACTTTAGGGGCTGGATCAGGTGACTATCACATTGGAGAAAATATTTCACAAATTATACCTGATGAGTCTACTGGAGGTACACGAACTATATCGGCTGAAGTTGCAGAATGGGATTCTGTCAATAAGTACTTAACTGTATACGGAGTACAAGGATTTGATGATTCGCCAGGTATTACATTTGTACCTGATGGAAACAATATTATAGGAGAAACATCTGGTGCAAGTTATGTAATAACAAACATTGGAGCTGATTTATCCACTGACTTGGCTCAGATGGAATCAGTAGACCCAGATTCAGATAACTCAGAATTTGAAACAATAGGAAACAACTTTATCGACTTTTCAGTAGATAACCCATTCGGATTACCAAATGCTTAGCGGAAGACCATATTATAATCAGACTATTCGAAAATGCGTTGCAGTTTTTGGAACGATATTTAACAATATCCATTACACTAAACCAAGTAAGGCAAAGGAAAGAGTACCTATTGCTTATGGTCCAGCACAAAAGTTTTTATCTAAATTAACAGATGGCGGAGCTGGTACTAATAGATTATCTTTGAAATTACCAAGAATGTCTTTTCAGATTACTTCGATTGATTTTGACTCAACTCGTCAATTAAACAAATTAAACCGATTAAAATATTCAGATAGTCCAGGTGGTAGAAATACATTATTTCAAGGAGTGGCCTATAATGTTGGAATGGATTTAGTTATTATTGGTAAAGACCAAGACACTGCTTTACAGGTTTTAGAACAAATAGTTCCAACCTTTAAACCCGACTATACAGTTGCGATTAAAGATATGCATAGACCCGGTTCATCAATGGATGTACCTATAGTTCTTCAAAGCGTTAGTGTTGATGATGACTATGAAGGTTCTTATGAAGATACAAGAGTTTTAACATATACATTAAGTTTTATAATGAAAGTTAACTTCTATGGTGAAGTTATTAAATCACCGATTATTAAAACAGCAGAAGCATATTTTCATACATCACCAACTCCACCTGCGCCTTCAGTAATGATAACAGATGCCACACCAGAAGCTGGAGTCAAAATAACAACAGGAGCAACTGATACAGAGTCTAGCTTTACAGCTACAACTACTTTTGGATTTATAAGTCCGAGTTTTAGATTATGAGTAAAAAAGATAAAATGAGAGATGCTTTGGCAGCTAACTTACCAGTCAGACCAGGGGTAAAATTAGTATCAAGGCAAGAAGATATTATTCACGATACAGAAACCGATGTTCATCTTGTTAGAGAAACTCTAAAAGATTTAATTGGTAAGTCTACTGAAGCATTAGAACACCTATCAGTAATAGCCTCTGAAACTGAACACCCTCGAGCATTCGAAGTTCTTTCTAATATGATAAAACAGACCGGAGATTTGACCGGCGAATTACTTGATGTACAAAAGAAAAGAAAAGATATCACTCAAGGAAAAGACGCAATGTCAAATACTACGACTAACAACGCGATCTTTGTAGGTTCTACACAAGAATTACAAAAAGCCTTGAGAAAAACAAAAAAGGCTATAGATGTCACAACCGAAGACTAGTACTGGATATTTAGGAAACGCGCTTGTAAAAAGAGATGGCGTAGAACATCCATATACCGAAGAAGAAGTACAAGAATATTCTAGGTGTATGGAAGACCCGGTTTACTTTGCATCAAAATATATTAAAGTAATAAATCTTGATAAAGGGTTAATGCAATTTAAACCCTATGACTATCAAAGAAAGATGTTACAGCATTTTAATGATAATCGATTTTCTATTATTCTTGCATGTCGACAATCAGGCAAGTCTATTAGTTCAATCATTTATATTCTATGGTATGTGTGTTTTCACCCTGATAAGACTGTTGCTATTCTTGCTAATAAAGGAGCCACCGCGCGCGAGATGCTTTCTCGAATTACGTTAGCTTTAGAAAACTTACCTCACTTTATTCAGCCTGGAGCAAAGGAATTAAATAAAGGCTCGATAGGATTCTCTAATAATTCAAAGATAATTGCAGCAGCAACATCCGCATCTTCTATTCGTGGTCTTTCAGTCAACTTACTATTCCTTGACGAGTTTGCTTTTGTCGAAGGAGCTAATGAGTTTTATACTTCCACATATCCTGTAATTACAGCGGGTAGTGAAACAAAGGTGATTATTACCTCGACTGCAAATGGTGTTGGAAATCTTTATTACAAATTATATGAAGGTGCAAAAAGAAAAGATAATGACTTTAAATCTTTTCGGGTTGATTGGTGGGATGTACCAGGTAGAGATGAGGCTTGGAAAAAACAAACAATAGCTAATACATCTGAATTCCAATTTGAACAAGAATTTGGCAATAACTTTCTTGGTACATCAAATACTTTAATAGCTCCTACGTGCTTATTAGGAATGAAATCATTCAGTCCTATTCATTGGAAAGACAATATAAAATATTATGAAGACCCGATACCTGGTCACATATATGTTTTAACTGTAGACGTGTCAAAGGGTAGAGGACAAGACTATTCTACATTTAATATTATAGATGTAATGCCTAATCACTTTAAGCAGGTAGCTACGTTTAGAGATAATGTTATTTCACCATTGGTGCTCCCAGATGTTGTAATTAAAGAAGCCAAAAAGTACAACGACGCATTAGTTGTAGTAGAAAATAATGATATTGGTCAAGTTGTTTGTAATGCTATCTATTATGAATATGAATATGAAAATCTTTTTGTAGAATCGACTGTTAAATCTGACGGTGTAGGTGTTACTATGAATAAAAAGATTAAACGGATTGGTTGCTCGAATCTTAAAGATATCATTGAATTAGGAAAGTTAGATATAAGAGATGAACAAACAATTAATGAATTAACAACCTTTGAAGTAAAAGGTGGAAGTTATGCTGCATCTGATGGTAACCATGATGACTTGGTTATGAATTTAGTTATGTTTGGTTGGTTTGTTTCATCAGACGCTTTTGGTAATCTTTCTGAAACAGATTTAAGACAGCTTTTATATTCTAATACTCTTTCATCAAAAGAGATAGAAGAAGATTTACCACCAATAGGCCAAATACAAGAAAAGAGAACCATAGGTGGTCATTGGACAAGTCAGTTGGCTGATGAGTTAAAGGCGTTCAACTCCCTCTAAATTGCGCTTCTTATAAATAGAGGAGATTGAAATTGAGATAAAACCTTATTATGAATAAACTTATCATTAAACTAACTGACAAAGGAAAATAATTATGGCATTCCAAGTATCTGCTGGGGTCGAAGTAAAAGAAATCGACCTAACAAATGTTGTGCCAGCGGTCTCTACCTCAATAGGTGGATTCGCCGGTACATTCAGATGGGGGCCGATTGAGCAAATAAAACTCATAGGTTCTGAATCTGATCTCGCAAACGAATTTGGTAAACCGGATAGCTCGCATGCTCGTCCTTTTTACACAGCATCTTCGTTTTTAAAATATGGTTCGGCTCTTAAAACTGTAAGAGCGTCGAACTCTTCACTCAAAAACTCATCTAGCGCATCTGCAGCTGGAGTTATCACAGGAATAGGAATTAGAGATACTCAAGGAGTATCAGATTCACCTAGTGGACAACTTCTAGAAACTGCTGATCATGGTCTGAAAGATATCGGATCCGCAGCTGACATACCTTCTGAAATCTTAGTGGTTTCAAGTACAGGGTCTGGCGCTGAAGTTCAACCTATATATGGTGTCCAATCATTACATTCTGATGGTACTGGCGCTGGTGGCGGAGGAATTATTCTTAGCCAAGGCGGAACCGGATATACTGATGGTGATGTTATTAAGATTGACTTAGGAGAAAGTAAAGAACTTTCTTTAACAGCTACAGTCACTGATGGAACAATTACTTCAGTTTCTGAAAAA